GCAACTGCGCTGTCAAAAAGCGGAATACTTGAGTAGCCTTGCGAGCCATCTGAAAACGTTGTTGGCGCAGGCATGCCATTGCCAAGACTGCTCTGCATGCCAAAGGCATTAGCTGCCGCGTTGGTGTTCGCAAAAGCATCGTTTTGCATAGGGCTGAAAGCTGCAAACCTGTCAGCATAATTTGGCTGAAATCCGAGCGTGCTAATTTGGTTGCCGCGCGCTAGGTTGGCTTTTGCTTCGTCCTCAACCCATTTGGGGAGTTCTGTTGTCGTTGAGGTTGATCCACCGACTGACATTATGATAATTCCTTCATGTAGCTTACATACAACATCTTTGCACCGAATTGTTTCAGCGGCTTTGCCCAGCCGCGCCGACCGTGCATTGTTAGCGCTGTGCAGCCTTGTGCCTTCGCCCATGTTAGCACGTCTTTGTTCATTTCCAAAAGTTGCGGGAGTTCGCCGCCGCCGAGAAATATGTTCAAAACTTTGCGGCGAGGGTAGCTTATGATTTCAGTTATTAAGCACCCCTTTGGCGCTGGCCAAAGCTGCATTTTACCGCTCTTGCAGCCGTCAACTATGTCCTCAAAATTGTGCGTCTTGCCAGAATATTCCAGCGCCGCTTCAATCCACTTTCTGCATCTTTCCAGTTGCTCCATCACCACGATCCACCCGTCATAGAAACGCGCTTCCAGATGTGAGCAGATCCATCATGCGCGCCAACACAAACGTAAATGTAGGACGTATCCCAAGCTATCATGCCTGTCAGATCGCCAGCCGCGCCAACGCTGGATGCTGGAGCTGTCTCACGTACCACCAGCGCTTTAAACGTGTTTGCCTTGCTTACGATTGGGTAGCCAAATTCTTTATCATAAAGTAGCACGCCGTCCTCGGCGGCGCTTGCACCCGGCTGCTTGGCGTCGAGCTGGTTTAACGCGCGCCCAAGAAAGCGTCGCAAGTTTTCAGCCCACAGCGAAAGATCTGGCGTGATTGGCGGCAATACTCTCATCGCCGCCCGCCAGCTCTTGCGTCAAGTCGCATTATTCCAACGCGCCAATCTGCCGACGAACCTTCAACGCGCATGCGAACTTGACGGCCTTGAAAGCGCACGCTGGTCGGGTTTGACATGTTAAAAGGGCCATGCGTTGTTTCTGCTGCGTTGGGGTAAAAGCGCGTTTTAAACTTTGCTGTCACGTCGCCCTGCGTTTTTTCGTCAGGTATCATTTCAACGATTTGCATCACGTTGTCTCCGTTGCCGATACTGATTGGCCCGGTTTCAGCAAACGGCGTTGACGTATCGTAATTTGTGCCAGTTTCGTGTTCGTATAAAACGCCAGTTGTGCCGATATACATTGGCTGACGAAACACGCCACGATCAACGCCAGCCGTGCGAGCAAGATTACCCGTTAGCCATACGTTTTCGGCGTAATCATAGGCCACATATCTGTCGCATTCTGTTGAATTGTTGCTTGGGTAGAACCACCAGATTTCATTCCATTCGCTGTTGACGACGGCGCTGACTTTGCTTCTCTGATCTGCGTTCATGTCTGAAAAAACGTAGTCGCCAACTTCGCACGGTAGCGTCTGCACAGCACCGCCAGCGTAAACGTGAAAGCTGCGCTGGCCCATCCAAAATACGCCAGCGTCTACGCTGACCGCTGCATTAGCTGCAATGAGGCCGCATGATGTGCCGACGCGCTCAATTCCAAACACAAATGGCAAACCTTGGAATGTCATCGCGTGGGCATCTTCAGTTGTCAGAATAAGCGATTGGCCCCTTGTGCGTAACCCTTTTAAAATCGTGCCGTTTGTTTGAATGTTTAGATCGCCTGCTTGGTTTGTTGCCGCCGCTGTCCAAAGGTTGTTGTTTTCCTGGTCAGACCATTGCACCTTGCGCGGATCGCCGCCTGCGCCAAAGCAAACGACAAAGCGTTCCTCTGTCACCATAAAGCCAGTGCACGAAGTTGGCGCATTGCTAAGAAGCGCTGCGTCAGTGCTTGCGCTTAGTTGCCATTCGTAAAGCTTGCCGTCATCGCTAGACATAGCCAGCAAATATTGGCCCCAATTTTCCAAGCTCCACGTTGTTGCTGGAAGAATGTTGCTGCTGTCTTGTCTTGGCGTTCCAAATGTTTCTTGCCCGTACAAACCGCTGCCGTAGGCCGTTGCTGCTGTTGCGTCTACTCTTCCTGTTGTTAAGGCGTTTGGCGTGTTATCAGAAACAACCCCATTTGACGTAATTGTGTGCAGCTTGTTGTGCGTACCGATTGCAATGTGCCTGTCTCGGTTGTTGCCTTCCCAAGCCAGCATTCCGCGAGCCACGCCAGATATGTTGACACTTTGACGCTGACGCCAGCCGCCGACAGGCCGCAAGCTGTCCTCATGCCATCTGACAAGATCAACGTCGCGCCAACGACCAGCCGACATAAGGTCAGTGCCGTTTCTGTAAGCGCCCTTTGGAATGGCTAAAGGTACAAGAGGCATTCAGTAATCCTACGGTTTTGTCGGCCATGAAATCGTATTTGGAAATTCCGCTTGTTGCGGCACTTCACGAAGCTGTTGGCGGTAGGTTGTCATTGCGCTTGAAAGTGTTGCGTCGGATAGCGCGAGGTAATCGGTTTCGGCGAGAAGGGCGTCGCGTTTGGCGCGTTCTGTTGTGGCAAGTGCTGCATCATATGCTGCTGTTTCGTCGGCGCTTTTTGCGCTGACAGTCCAGCCTGTTGTCCAAGCTCCGTCAACTAAAGTTGGCGCTGCGTTTTGGCTGCAAGTGTGCGTTCTTTCTGTATAGCTCGGTTGCTCCAAATATGTGACAGTTTCAACGCCATGCTCTTGCAAGATAGCCGTTGGTATTTCTCGCGGAAACGAAATGTTTGGATTATCGCGGCGTAATTGTCCAATCGTGTATGGATATTGATTGACTGATCCGCTTGTAATTTTAACGTACATTTTTAACCCTCTGCTTTAATTGCAATGTAAATATAGGTTCGCCCACTGCCGTTGATATGACCGCCACTGTCTTTCGGTTGCCAACCATTTGAGAGGAAGTTTACTCGCTGAGTGTTAAGCTCGGCATCAGAAAGGTTCGGACGTAAAACCTTATCGTCTCCATTAGTTGTCACGCCTCGAACTGAATCTATAATTTCCCAATTTTCGGTTGCTGTAGCGCACTTGTAAAAAATGAATTGCGGTTGGAAGCCTACATCAACAACTGGCCCTGTTGAGCTTCCGTTTCCTGTGTAGGAACCGCACTGAACTATGGAATCATCGCCTGTTTCGTGAGCGAAAATGTAGGCTACATATTTCCACCCTAGATTGTTGTAGTTTCCGTTGACTTTACTGCTGTTTCCAAGCGTAAATTTGTTTGACGTTGGGGCAACATTGTTAAATTGTTTTTCTGTGTCATTATCAGATTGTCTTGCGCCAGCTGCGTTTAAACTAAGGAAATAGTTTTCTGGCGAAGATGAATCTACGCCACGGTGATAAACAACCCAATCTCTTGTTGCTACATTCAACAACTTTATGAGTATCATTCCTACTTCACAGTCTAGGTTGTGGGCAATTTCACGCCCGGCAACGCCGTTGCCGTCCCAAGTTTGAATGTCAAAAAATTTAGGGGCCTTGCGAAAACTCCAAGAGCAAAATGTACCAGTATTATAATTATACCCACTGTCATTTCCTAAAGAAAATCCAGTAGATGTAAATGCAGTAAGCCCGTTTACTTCTGTCGCTTCAGAGTCAGTGCTGTGTGATCGTAACCTTTTAGTAGCTCCTCTAGCCGTGTCTATCAAGGCGCTTTCACCGCCTCCAGCGTTGTCTCTTGTTTTCAACCAAGTCAAACCGCCCTCACCAGACATGTCTAAGCCATTTACGATATTTTGACTGCTTCCTGTCCCTGTATAAACCGTCGTCGAAAACACCTGATCTACTGTGAGGCCGCCACCAGCCGCGCCAGCCGCGCCACCTAAAAGTTTGCTTGCGCTAGTCATTATGCAAGCGCCTGTCCAGCGGTGAAGCCATACCAATTTGCGCCGTCATATATGAACACAAAATAATCCACGCCGTCATTTGTTGCCGTGAGCGTTGGCGCTGCACCACCAGGCCATTTGACGCTAGGCCAAGTAATTGTACGCGCTGTTGAGCCTTGTATGACCTTTAGCGTGAATGCTGACACGTTGCCTGTCGCCGCTGGATTGCTAAAAGTATATGTGACGTTTTCGGTCAAATCGTGGACAAAGTTTGTACCGTCGCGCATGTTGAGCGNTGC